TTCCTAGTGGTAGATTCGTCTGAGTGTCGGGGCGATCGTACCAAGCTTTGATTGAGTCCGTAAGTTCGCGGCGGGTAAATATTGTTGCCGATCGGATCTTTTTCCATCTTATTTGTAGCTCCTTTTCTGCCTGTTTAGCTTCATCGGTAAGAGCCTTAAACTCCCCACTGATAACCAGCCTCAGAGTGCGGTTTGCCCAGACTGCAAATTGCGGACTAATCCATTGTGCAGCGTGTATTGCTATCTCAAGATGAGAATAAATATCGGCATCGCCCCCGATCGCGTCCTGAGTATAGATAAGTAAACCTGACTTGATACCCATCTGTAAAGAATCGCTCAAACCCGCATGGTTGTCGGGGGCGGGAATGTGAGCGCCGGGCGGTGTATAGGTTCCAGCCGTCGGATTCTCAGACAGTGCTATAACATAATCTAATGTGCCAGTGAGTCGCCAGTAATTCTTTAAAGGCTTTTTAGCCGCCCGTGCGATCTGACTGAGATTGACATACCCTTTGGGGATTGTTACGCCGTTAATAACAGTCTCTGAAGATGTTTGCTCGATCGCCTTGCCATTGAAATTGTGTGGTATGATAGCCATTAGTTAGCCTCTTAGGTAGGTTAGCTCATGCACCGGAAGTTAGTAGCTTTGCGGTGCTATCTGTATTATAGCATAGCTTTAGTAAAATATCAGGAAAATAGTAGAAATCTTTTAGGGCGATCGCCCGCGCAATATTTGGGGATATTAGGGCAATTAGGCATCGAGTTTGTAAAATGACTGTAATCGTTACTGCGTATAGGTTTAAGTCTGTCACAGAACGTCATATATATTATAAATATCAGTATGTTGTATGACTTTCTCCCCTATTTTGTGACGGGGCGATCGGGCAAAAAAAGCGACGATCGCCCCGCCTAAAAATATTTTTTTATTTTTTGCGGATTTTGCAAAATGCTATGGTATAGTTAAATAGTCAGACAAAAACAAACAGAGCTAATCGGATCTAAACATGACTAAGCAAACAGGATTTTTGACATTTAGGTTGGGCGTTCAAACCATCTACTGCAACCGCACCAAAGGCGGTTTATGGTTTACCGTTTCAAACGGTGAGCCTGTAAAGGTGGACGCGGTAAGCTTTCAAAGCAAACCGGGCGGGTTGCGAGGCTTGAATATCTTTGAAGCGAATCGGGGCGGTAAGGACGGCTGGAAGGTCGGTTTATTGCTGGAAGATGAACAAAGCCAAGTTTACAAATTCGAGACAGGATCGGGAACCAGCTTTGCACGGGGTATGTTGTGGGCGATCGCTAGCCTGAGTCCTGAGCAAGCACAAAATGGACAAATCGGCATCAATCCGACACCAGCCGATCCCACAAAAACAAAATCGAGTAATCCCGGCAGTATTTTATACTGCAATATGCTGTGTGATGGTGTCGAATTGCCGATCTTTATGGGAGAAGGGCGGCCGGACTGGCAACAAATAGCCCAGATAGCTTTAACTAAAGCTAACGGATACGATTATCCGTTAGCAGAGATCCCCGCATCTTGGGTATTCAGTGATGATGAAGGCAAAAATTCCAGCCAGCCATCAGTTGCCACTAAATCGGGCTTTAGCGGTCAACCGACATCAGGCGGGCGATCGGGCGTAACTTACCCCAACGCGCCGTTAAAGGCTCAAGAACCCGCTAAAGAACCCGCGAAAGAGTCGCCTGATGAATTGCTGGCGATTAAGTTTCTCAGTGGTCTTTACAGTGAGTTTATGCAAGCGATAGAAGCTGCCTACACTTCCAACGCGATCGCGATCGATAGCGGCCGATTGACTAAATTTTTAGAGCACGCAAAAGTCGGAAGCTTTGACGATTTAAGCAGCACCCGCAAGAATCAAGTCACGATTAGCCTAGCGATAGAACTGATAAAAGTCAAAGCACCCGGTCATGAGGCGATCGCGCTACTCGAAAAAATGCTTAATGTTTCCCCTCTGAATATAGAGCATTTTGATGCTGTGAATGCGATCGCGTCTAAAGCATTCTCAGAATTAATCCCGTTCTAATCCCATTGTTGGGAATTGATTAATGCTGAGGCGATCGGGACTGAAATCTCGATCGCTTTTTTTGTCTTTGTGTGTTAGTTTTAAAGATATAGACAATTAATTTTAGTTAAAACTAATGAGGAATAAAGATCCTTTTTTACGCAGGCTGCACCCAAAATTAACCGATGAGCAATGTTGCATGATGACGGCGATGCGGGACGTGCTAGGCATCAAAGCAGCCGAAAATCACTTTAATATTCCTGCAAAAAAGCAGATTCCTATCAGTGAGAAAGTGAAAACATCGCCGCATTTAGATGCGGTTTACTGGCAATACAGAAATTCGATCGCGAAACGGTGGATGAATCAATTGGGGGAGACCATGAGTGCAACACTTGCTAAAATCACTCAGACGATAGGGGAAGATGAGATTAATTTGCTACAGTTGCGTGAGCTTGTAAGGGCTGCTGAGGTATTAGGTGATATTTCCGTTAGCGCTACGGCGATCGCGCCGGAAGGGATAGAAATAGATGCTGTTAAGCATCAAATTATCGACGTGACAGACGACTCTGAGCAATATTTGCTACCAGCCAGCAAGGTACAAAACGATGCCACTAGCTAAAGCTTTACAGCTACGAAAAATGGCAGAAATTGCCAGAGGGAAGCGGCAAAAGTTTGCAGATTTTCCGCCACCACACCCTAAGCAAGCGCTGGCATTAAAAAGTAAAGCAGAAGTTTTATTGTTTGGAGGCGGCGCGGGGCCCGGTAAAACAACGTGGCTGCTTTGGGACGCTGCGAAGCATATTGATAATGGCATTTACAGCGCCGTTATCTTGCGTAGGACATACCCAGAGATATGCAATGAGGGCGGTTTGTGGGATGAGTCTCAGAGATGGTATCCCTTGAAGGGCGCGACGGCTCATCAGACGCGGTTAGAGTGGACGTTTCCCAGCGGATCGACTATCCGGTTTTCGCATTTACAGCACGAAAAAAATGTGAATAATTGGCAGGGCGCACAATTACCCTATGTAGGCTTTGATGAAGTTACGCATTTTACTAAAAAACAGTTTTTCTACTTACTTTCTAGGTTGCGATCGCCCCACGGTTTTGAGCCAAAAATGAGGGCAACTTGCAACCCGGATGCCGATAGTTGGGTTGCTGAGTTGGTTAATTGGTGGATAGGTGAAGACGGCTATGCAGACCCCAAAAAAGCAGGGAAAATAAGGTTTTTTATCGTAGTTGATGATATTATTATTTGGGGTGACACAAAGCAGGAATTGCAGATAAAATATCCGGGTTGCCTACCAAAAAGTTTTACTTTTATCGGCGCGACCGTAGAAGATAACCCGACCTTGCTAAAAGCAGATCCGGGTTATCTGGCAAACTTACAAGCTCAGAACTCAGTTGATCGAGATCGGCTCTTATATGGCAACTGGCACGTTAAAAAAGCAGAGTCTATGCTATTCGATGTCGAGGCTGTTGATGCTTGCGCGATCGGCAACTATGCTTCACCTGTCCACAATCGCCGCTATCTGTGGGGGATAGACCCCAACTATGGCGGGGATGATTACTTCACGGCTCAAGCTTGGGATATCTCCACAGTTCCCTATACTTTGGCTTATGAGTACCACAAAAACAAAACTCCGGTATCAACATCAATCAGGGCTTTAATTCCATTTATAAGGCGATATCCGCCACTAATCATCGGAGTGGAAATTAACTCAGGCGGTAAGGTAATAGCTGAAAACTTAGCCGAAAAAATGCCTGATATTCGCATACAAGGAATACTATCAACTAAGTCTAGCAAAATCATTAATACTGACAGATTAAAGCTATTTGTAGAGGAAAACGCAATAAATTACCCTAAAAATTGGGAAGGTATAGAAGAGTTTAAAAAGTTTTCAAAAGACGATCGCCGCGCCGTCTCAGGGCATGATGATTTAGTGATGGCGGCCGCTAGCGCTTTTGCTTGTTTTGATTTGGTACACACCAGAGATCCGATCGCCCCTAGTGTTGGTGTACAATTTAACAATCCCACATTTTAAACCTCAGCAGAAACTGAGTGAATAAAAAACTTTTCTTTACTGTTGAAGACCGAGATTAACCGCCTCCGATCGTGTTCACTATCCCATACGATCGTAGCCGTCCCCATAACCCGATCGACGGCGATCGACTCGATCGTCGCGCCCCCCTGAGCAATTCCCACAAATACCCGATCGCCCGGCTTCAATTCCCACGATTTGCGCTCCGGTAAGTATTCGCTGGAATCGTTCGGGGCGATCGGCTGAAACCATTTCTTTAAAAATCCTGATAACATGAGTTATAACCTGTATGTGTGATTACACCATACCATACTATATCGAGATTCCCAACACTGGGAATTATCACTATTATGCAAACAGCAGCGCTTACTCCATTAGTATCTCTTATCAGTCAGAGTTTAGGCTATGGCGAATCCTCTTCACACTGGTTTAAAAATGGCTGGTCTAGCAGTACGTCGGGCGGTTACGGGAATTATTACGTCAATGACTACGCAGCCATGCTTAAACAGCCGTGGATAGCCGCTGCGGCGAAGGTTCGCATTTTATTAATGCTGTCATACTTGCAGGAATACTCGCACGAAGATCCCAAAATTCAGCAAGATATTCTAAAGCAAATTGAAGATTTACCCGGATCATTCAAAACTCATCAAAGCAAGATTGCGTCATCAATTTATTACGGCTTTTCTATTACTGAAAAATGGCACGAAGTCAGAGCAAGAAAAGCAGTGCTAGCGGGTTTGAATTGGGTTGATCCGCGGTTTATAAAATTTAAACTGAGAGACGATTTAAGCTTAGAAACTAGGTTTAAAAAAGGTGAATTAGACATCGAATTAACCGATTTTTTACATATCAAAAATGAAGAGTGTTTTAATCTTGGGAATAATCCGGCGGGTGTTGCTACGCTAGAAAGAGCGATCCCATTTTGGGAGCAATACAGGTTAGTGATGCTTTCGATGGCGATCGCAGCGCAACGGCAAGCAACGCCGCTATTAGTTGGCAAAAGTAACGCCGGAACCGATGAGGCAGCAAAAGTTATGTTAGAAAAATTAGAAGAGGCTCGGAATAGTGGCGTGATGGTAATTGATGCGCTTGATGAAATTTTGGCGATCGCGCAACAGACAGACGGCGCTTTTTTTGTGTCAGTTTTAAGACTACTCAGACAGGGAATTTTAATGAGTTTTTTAATACCTGAGACAATTTTAGGACAAGGCGAATCCGGGTCGGGTGACTCGAATTTAAACAGCGGACACACTGAGATTTTAAGAATGGCTAGCCGTACCGATGCGGGTATTTTTGGGGAGGAATTGGTAGAGCAACTAATCCGCCCTATCATCCAGTTTAATTATGGCGATATTGGGAATTGGGGGAAATTCCCATTAAGAATTGACGAACCGCGCGATCCTAACGGATTAATTACCGCGCTACAGAAAACTGTCGAAAATTCGATTTTAGAGGCTGACACAGTAGGTAGTCGAATTGCAGAATTGGCTGGAATTTAGCGGGGCGATCGCCCGATCGCCCGACCTGTTTTGATATTGGGGTAAAATCGTTACACTGTATAGGTTTGAGGCTGTCACAGAACGTCATATATTATATAAATATGACAGTATTCTGTGACAGATTTTTCTTTAAAACCAGAGGTCTCCCACTTGCTCTAAAGGGCGATCGGGTTGGAAATTGTCGGAGTGCGATCGGCGATGGTGCAACCTGTGAACGGAAGCGCTAGAGCATATTTCCAGATTGTCAGGGCTGTTATCCTCTGCAATGCCGTTTAAATGATGCACAACCTCTCCCCTTCTCAGTTTCCGGCAGATTGTACCTTCTGCTATGACGCGGTGCAAATAGACTGTTTTATACGTCATATTATTTGCGATCGCAACTCAAGAAAACACCATCCGCAGGCAATAGATCGTCCGGCAAGTTTGCACCAATAATTAAGTTGACGGTGCTGGTATTATTGCAGAAAATTTTAACGTCAAATAGTTTGCTATTTTCAGCAACAAAAGCAGATTTCAGGGTAATATCCCCTGATTTAATAGCTTGCAGGCGATCGCCCGTTACAGCAAGATATAGCCACCGATGAAACAGGAAATTCTCATCAATTGAAAGAGCCAGAAACAAATCGCCGACCGTGTTGTGGCAAGAAAAAAGGCAAGGGCGATCGTAATAATCATAAACCTCGGAAATCTCCAAAGTTCCTAAAGAAGTGCTAGCAGGCAGAAATAGCATTTAGTTGCCTATCGGTTAAGGGTATTTATATTATAGCATACTAAAACCCGATCGCACAACTAATTAAAATTGCGTTTATTGTGCTATATTCTAAGGGATTAACGATTCCCAGTGTTGGGATTTTGCACTATGCAAATGAGCTATCGAGAATTGTCTGAGCCGATCGCGGGGATCGATACTGAAGGGATAAAAACGCTAGAATTTAGCTTTGCTAGCAACACCCCACATCGCCGTATGGACTGGGAGAGGTGGGAAATTGTCGATGAGGTGCTAGATTGTCGGAAAGAAGCAATTACGGGCGATCGGCTTAATTCTGGTTTAATTCAGTTTTTGTGGAATCACGATCCGGATCAGGTTAGAGGCGTTATTAGTTCGATAAAATGGGATGGCAATCGAGGTTTAGCTGTGGCTAAGATGTCGCGATCGCCCGCTACAGAGGAATTGTATCAAAACGTCACAGACGGCATTATCAGGGGAATTAGTGTAGGGTACAGAGTCCACAAATACGAAGTTTTAAGTAATGCAGTGTGGGAAGGGGACGAGTGGGATTCTAAATTAATAACCCCAAAAAAAGTAAAGGCGATCGAATGGGAAATTTTCGAGATTAGTGCAGTTTCTATTCCGGCAGATGCTACAGTAGGAATAGGGCGCGCCGATCGCGAATTTCCTGATAATTTTAATTTGCAGCAAGTTATCAAAACAGTCGGTGTCAAAAGAGTTAAAGAAGCTATCAAACAAATGACAGAAAAATCAGACGATATCAAAAGAGATCCGGCATACTTGGATCTAGATGATAAGTATAGAACCTCACAAGCTGAACTAATCATCCAGAAGGCTGAGAATGAGAGCTTGAGAGCGCAAGTGCTAGCCTTGCAAGCGTCAGCATCAAAATATCAGAAAGATGCTGAGATTAGCCAAAAATACGTTAGTCTGAGATCGACGGCTGAAGCTTTAGTTACTGAAACTAAAATGTCGAGTCATGAATTTGACGAGCTATTCGCTCGATCGCTTGCGGACTTTCTGGTAACACCGGACGCTACGGCAGAATTGAGAGCGATCGAGATTGTAGTCGGTATGGCTAAAAAGCGATCGGCTGCACTGAACAAAAAAAGCTCAGGAATACCCCCAGAACTCCCAGATGATGCGATCGCCGGAAAGGGCGATCTAGCTGACACTAACGCAGCAATCATCAGCTACGAAAACGCATGGAAAAAATAAATCAAAAGGAGGATTAATCAATGCCTGAGCTATTTAACAAACTTGTTGCTGGCGAATTGGCGATGTCAGGACAGGAAGACAGCGCCCGGACTGCCTACAATGCAGAGGCAACCGCAGCGATTAAGCCGGGTTGCTTTGTGGCGATCGCGACTGCTTTAGAGGGCAATTTAGAGCGCCGCGGGGTAATTTTACCAGTCGATGCCGATTCTATTATTGTGGGTGCTTGCAAGCGCTGGTATCTGAAAGATGAACATCCCCCAGAGGATCAGGTAGCTTATTTTTTCCGTGGTGTAATAGGCGTGCAAGTTGTCGCAGCCGTGAAAGCTGGCGACCCGGTATTCACGATATTTACAGTAGGAGCTACACAAGGGCAAGCAACAAACGTCGCGGGTGCTAATGCGGTATTAGTACCAAATGCTCGATTTCTGTCTACGATCGGCGCGGGTGAAGTGGCAATCTGTTCGCTAAACTTGCCTTAATTCCGAATAGTTGAAAGCTCCATTATTAATCCCAACAATGGGAATTTAGAGAGGTTTAAAGATGCCTGTTTCTGCTCTGTGGCAATACATCTCAGAAGGTTTAGAAATTCGGAATAACTACCGATTCCCCCAGTATCCATTCGAGAATGGAACGCTGATCCCTACTACGGGCGACCTACCACCGGGGAAGGATCAGGTCGGTGCGATTTTTATGGGCGGTAATTTAGGGGAAGAGGCAATATTGCTAGCACCCGGCGCGGCTGACATCCCGTTAACCCCAGTGTCTTTAAGCACAGATAATTATCCTGTTGTAATGGCAGCAAAAGGATATTCTGTAATGTGGCAAGAAGCGCGGACACAGGATGCGCTAAAAATCAGGGAATTAGTAGAAAACCGCAAGATAGATATAGTTCGATCTGAGATAGCTAAGCGCTTAAACAGGTTTGCGGCGATCGGCGAACCTGCACTAGGCTACACCGGATTGTATAACAACCCTAACGTCAGTGTTACGGTGTCAGCATTTAACCCTAATACTGCGACTTATGCTCAGTGGGTAGAATTTCTAATTGATACTATCTTGAGCGCCGGACTGAGTGCGGATGGTGAGACAGTTTTAGAGCCTGACACAATTCTGTTATCGCAGCGGATGCGGGTGTTAGCATCTCGAATAATGAATCCTCAAAATGGCGATGTTTCAGCTTTAGACGCTGCGATCGAGCAACTGGGAACCTCAGCCGCGGGTAATTCTGCAAGTTTTATCCGATCGCCCTTTAGTTCGAGCGATATTCTCGAAAAATACGGAGTTTTCGCGGCTGCAACTAACCGCGATCGGATCGTTATTTACACTAGAGATCCCGCGGTAATTAGTCGCCGGATCGAGTCTACAATTGCCCAGTTAGTTGATGAGCAATTTTTAGCACCAACACAAGGACTAACCCGAATCTTCCCTTTTTTCTCATGTTCTAGCGGTACAATGATCCACGATCCGGCAGGCATCAAATATATTGATGTTGTCAAAGCTGTTTAGTTTTTGACTGCTTTGATAGCCCGATTCAACTATTAAGAGAAAACCCAAAAACCATGCTACAAGTTGTTATATTTTCCCCCGAAAAATGCCAGCCAAGAATGAAACCAGGGGCGGTCTTAGCGTTCGACTCGATCGCATTAGTCGCGGGTACAAACGCACTGGGAGCGACCAAGATCCAACAATTACAAGAACACCCGGATTATCAAAGATTTTCTAAGCTGAAGGCGATCGAGCTTGTACAGCAGTCAGAAACAATCGATCCGATGGCTAATACTGAAATTGTCGATCTTGGCTCTTACGCAATAGAGGACTCGGCAACCGTCATTAATTCTACTGTGGATTTAATGACTCTTGACGCTTGGTTAAAAGTAGAGCAAAGGAAATCAGTCAGAACGATGATTGCAACTCGGATTAGCCAGTTAAAACAGGGGCTGGTTTAGGCTAAAATCGGTGTACAAATACCTCAGTTCTATTTCCCCCAAATGTTCGAGTGCGTTTAATTTCTGGTAACTCAAAACCCGCTGCGATCGCTAATTGCTCTAAAAATTTAAGCCAGCGATCGCACTTGGGAACCCCATCGGCATAACTTACTGAGTAACCCTCTGGCTTTACTTCAAAACTTTTGACTTCTGATTCTTGCCGATCGCCCGACGTGGTACAAAGCAGCCAGCCTAGATAGTATTCGGTTGCTAACTCCCTTGAAGCTGAAGGGAAAATCGACGCTCTAGCAGTGGCGACTGGCAGCCAGTCGGAGTAGATGGATTCGTTAAATTCAGCACCATATTTTAGCGTAAACTCGGAATATGATATCATTAGACCAACTAATAAAAAGCACTCTACCCAGTGTACCTTTTTTAAAATCTGATTACCACTTAACGCCGTTAACTTTTGAGAAATCGTTGGTCGGTGCTATTGATATTTTCGGCAATCCTACGGGATCAGAGCTATTTGAGGTATTAGCTCATTTGTACATTACAACTAGCTTAGAATCGTTCGCCAGCCCTAATAATGGGCAACAAAATAGAGTTTATAAAGGTCACGCGCAACAACCTAAAATATTGCCTTTATGGATAGTCCCCGGTGTTGGTGGTAGTTGTTTAATGGGCGATCGGACTTATGATTTTATATTGCTAAGTCTCGATCGCACTTCGCTGCCTGCTTACTCCGAAAACTTTGGGGAACGGCTAGAATTAAATCTGTTTTCTAATTCTAAAAGTCTTTAGGCTCATTAATCCCAGTGTTGGGAATCGTGGCATATCGTACCAGGTTTGCAGCTACCCAGTGGCACTCATTGCCAATGTCATAAACCAGCACAAATTCATTTGAATAGTCGGTCATAGGGAGCCGAACAGTCGCGGTAACGCTGCCTGGACACCAATTCAAGCCACAATCGCAGCTAAAAAAGCAGTTAACGTGAGGATTAATCAGTCTGATTGTAGCGCTTAATTCGTTAGTCATAATGCAAATTTAGGTTTACTCAAATGATAGCAATAATTCCCATTATAATAAAGGTAACGGCGGGCGCACTAACTAAGGGATCAGCTAAGGCGATCGCAAAATGGGCGGGCGGTAATATTGCTAAAAAATATATTGCAACAACGGTCGCCAAAAAGGCGATTAATGAAGCAAAAAAGATGTCTTTAGGTGAATCTAAAGACTGGCAGGCCGCATTCAAGGAAAGTCCTGCAAATGCCCTTAGAGATGCTGGTAATGATTTTTTAAAAGCTGAGATTAGGGAAGCTTTAGCCGATCGCCCGGTAATAGATGAAAATTTAATCCGTACTTTTAACGATGAATTAATACGAAGTGCGGGATCTGTTATTTTACGTGATAGCAAAAGTATCATTGCAGATCCCGAAAATTTTGTGCTGACAGTAGATCCTGAAAAAATAATTAATCGCGCTAATGCAGAAATTATTAATAGGGGCTTAGAATGGGTTCAGAATAGGGACGTGATAGGTGGCAGTTCGCAGCTACTCGATCGCAATGTGATAGGCAGCGGGCGATCGGGAATACTTAACAGATCCGTGATAGGTGGCAGTTCGCAGCTACTCGATCGCAATGTGATAGGCGGTAGCAGTCCGATCGCATCAAGGCAGATTTTAGAGGAAGTTAATCAACTCGAAAGTGTCGATCGCATCACTACCTCAGACCTACTCGAAAACGCGGGTAAAACGGCGTTTTATGACTCGTTTGATGAGCGCAACCTCACATATACCGTAATCGGTACTGATGACGCTTTAGCGGGGCGTGTACGCAGTCCTTTAGAGGCTCTATTGCAGAATACTTTCGACATAAACGAGCCTGCAAGTTGAAGGGGCGATCGGTAGTTTTCGCTTTTTGGTGGGACGGGGAAGCTATACCCAGTAAGGTTTTTGGCTGTTTTGGCAAGTGTTTTGGTGGGACTGACTTGGGATGTCTTGGAACCCTTAGCGAGTAACCGTTTCGAGTCACAAGCCGCAGTATTTGGGATGTCTTGAGTTAACCAGTTGATACCGATCGCCCGATCGCCCTTGAAGATTAATCCCAGTGTTGGGAGTCTCCCAGACAAAAACCCGCACGGGGCGGGTTCGGTGTTGCGGGCGATCGGGCGGTTAGAAATTAAGAGTAGAAGCTAACCGCGTCATCGGTGGCTATTTGCGGTTCCATACCGCGATCGACCAACCTCATGGCGTGACCTTCGATTCTGTCTATCAACACCAGAGATGCGGCGCTGTGGGTACTCCTGAGTTCATCTTTGCTACACGATCGCTCTGCACAAAGTTTAGCTGCGGTTTTCCCGAATAGCGATCGGTTGATTTTGTCTGAGCAATTCGAGTACACAAATTTCTGGTAATTCTCCGAGACTTCGTGAGTCTCAATATATGCTTTTACCGCATCCGTAAACGTGCGTCGGGTAATCTTTCCTGTTAGTCGGGCGGTTAGATATTCTTGCCGATCGTGCTTGTCAAATTCGATCTCAAAAGCATCAGAGAATAGTTGAGTTAATGCCAAACCGATCAAGCTATCCGCATTGACATACACCCCAGCCTAAAGGCGTGGGGATTCTAAACCCGGACTAATCGAAAATAGACGAGTTTAGGCTTAGCACTTCATAGCCCGATACTACCGAGGTAGTTTTACTCAAGCTCTGTGCTCGTTTAGAGTCGTGGCGATGCCCCATCCCGACTTTCTGTATATTTTTTGCTGCGTTTAGGTCGCGATCGTGCTGACTCCCACAGTTTAAGCATTGAATCGATCGAACAGATAGGCTGATTTTACCCCACCGAAAACCGCAGTCTGAGCAAGTTTGAGAGGTCGGCTCCCAGCGATTAATTACTTTAAAATCTCTGGCATACTTCTCTGATTTGCTCTCACAGAGTGTCCTAAATTCTCTCCAACCTTGCTGACTGATTGCCCTTGATAGTTTTCTGTTTTTTACCATTCCGGCTACGTTTAAATCTTCTAAAATGATGGTTTGGTTCTCACTCACCAATTTAGTCGAGAGTTTGTGCAGAAAATCTTTTCTAGTGTCAGCAATCTGATTATGCAGTTTGGCTATTTTTAACCTGGTTTTGTCCCTACGTTTTGAGGTTTGGACTTGACGGGATAACTTGCGCTGTAGCCTGCGAATTTTACGATCTAACACTTTGTAGTTTGGACTTTGGGCGGTTGTGCCATCACTCATTACAGCGAAGGTTTTGATACCTAAATCAACCCCAACACTTTGATTTTTTGGCTCAATGTGAATAGGGGAAACTTCTACAACAAAGCTCAAAAAATACCTATTTGCACAGTCTTTAATTATTGTGACAGAGCTAGGTTTTGATGGTAGTTTTCTTGACCAAACCGGGAAAACATCCCCTATTTTTGCCAGATAGACTTCATTGCCTCGCATCGTAAAAGCGTTACGGGTCAATCTTGCTGACTGACTGTTGGCTTTTTTCTTAAACTTAGGGTAGCCAGCTTTTTTGCCCTTTCTCTTCCCATTGTGAGAATTAAAAAAGTTTGTAAATGCGGTCTCTAAGTCTGCAACAGATTGTTGCAAAGCTACGCTTGACACTTCACTTAGCCAAGCTCTTTCTACTGTCTTTTTTGCCTGAGTAGTGACAATTCTGTGCAAGTCGCCTGAGCTAGGCTTTTTTTCGGATTGTTTGCATAGTCTTAGTGCATCATTCCAGACTACCCGGACACACCCAAACAATTGAGCCAAGCTTATTTTTTGTTCGATTGTCGGATAGAATCGGAATTGATACCGCCCCTTCATTTTGCCTCCCTTTTGTTTGCTTATTATATTATACCATACCAAAAGGGAGAATCAGGAAAATCAAGAAATATAAATCCGTCTTAAAAGACGGGGTTTTTACCCAAATTTATGATAACTTCAGCCTGTTTATTTCCCTTTTTGTCTAGCGCTCTGATTAATTTTTCAAAGTCCAGAAGTGTAATACAATTGACAGCCTTTGAGTTTAACGTAGTACGCGACTTGTCGAACTGCAAACCCTTACCCAGTATAGCTTTGATATCTCTTGATGCCTGGTTTGTGTCGAACGAAAATATACTACAGATTTGTGGAACCGCTACCGCATACTCCCCATTGTCGTCAAACCTTAGACCTTCAAACTCTAAAATCCCGATACTGACTGTGGCGATTGTTGCTTTACGTGCTATATTAGACATTAGTTGACCTGTAGTTAGGTTTGCTCATGCACCGGAAGTTTGCGCTTCGCGGTGTTTCCTATATTATAGCACAGTTTTTTCGGAATATCAGGAAATCTCAGAAATCTTTTAGCGCGATCGCCCGATCGCCTTTTAACCCGCATTGCACCGTTGTGAAACCCGCTCCTAGTATAGCTTCTAAGCATTTAGATAGCTGCTTTTGTAACGTTGTGAATCTCGATCGCCCGATCGCCCGATCGCGCGCTTCAAACCTCAGCCACCGCCCCGTTTTGATATTGGGGCAAAAGGCATACGGTGTATAGGTTTAAGTGTGTCACAGAACGCTATATATTATAAAATACAGTGATTGTCCTATGACTTTTTACCCCATTGTGTGACGGCGGGTGAAGGGGCGATCGCCCGCAATAAAAAACCGCCGGATCAGCGGCGGCGGTATTCCTTTAATCCAGTTCCTAAACCCTTGGGATCTTAAGTCTCCGAGTTTACATTGATATTATATCCTAATCTGCCAATATTTTACAACTCTTTCTTTATTCACGAATTGGCTATCTACTAAAATTATGGTAACTCCGACCTGAAGCATTCCGCGGCCATAAATCCGTTTGTCAGCATAGCAATTGCTAAGCACCGACCGATCGCATTCTGTAGTTTCCGGTGTGAAGCCAGCGCTTCTTAAGAAGTCCTCAAATTGGGTGATTTCTCCATGCCTCACGGCGATTAGCCCGATCGCGGAATCTGCCATTTTTTAAAATTCTCAGTGTTGGGAATAAATGATTAATCTTGAAGACGTGCTACACTTTGATGATAAACACGATTGTGTTGTTGTAGTTAAGCTCAGAGGTGGCATTGTCCGCCTCTTTCTCCATTATGTTTGATTCTGAGCAAATCAGGACGGAAATATCAGCAGCTTTAGCACCCGTGCGCGCTACGCTTGCGCCTAACGTATTGCTGAGAATACACCCTAACAAAGTGCAGGAGCTAGCGATCGCAGATAACGCTGGCGACATTTTGATCCTATTCCCCAGTGAGAGGACGATCGAGAACGATCGCACGTTTTCGGCTAATTTCCAGACGCGAATCCAGAAAGTAGCGATCGTGATAAGTCTGCCAGAATATTACCAAGAAACCGGAGCCGGGAAAGTAGCAGAAAGAGTGGAATCAGCACTAGAGCAATTGAAAGTTACAGGGGCTTTATTTGATTTAACTTTTGATACCCGCCGCGAATATTTCCAACAAAAAAGATGGGTGCTAGAGCAAAGTTTTGATATAGTGGGAAGACAGCGAATTAATGAAATAGCAGTAACCAGTCCAGAAATATTAACAATGAGGATCGATATTTTATGACTAGCATTTTGATAGAGCAAGGTATTAGAAGACCGAGATCCCCTTGGGATGTTATCGCAATAGTGGGAAACGCTGCAAAAGGCGACGGCAACCCGACCTTGATTAAATCTCTAACTGAGGCGATCGCAAAGTACGGAGAGCGGTTATCATTATCTACCGCGTCAGGCAAGGGGATAGAATCTTACGGGTTAGTTGACGCGATCGAGACGATTTTAAAGTACGCTCAAGTACCTGTTATCGCAATTAATGCCACGCCGTCGGTCGCGGTAGCAGCGGTAGCAGCTAAAAGCTACACATTTAATGCCCTTCAAACAATCAAGCTAGATCACCCTAACATAGTTGCCCCTATAATCGTAACTAACGTGGGAGAGGATATAACATACATAGCCCCTACACATTACACGATCGCCCCGCTTACAGGGCTAATAACCCGCACGGCTGCGAGTACAATTCCGGCGCTTGGTACTGTTCGCGTCACCTACTCGGTCGCGGACTATGACACAATCGATCTAGTTGCTGCGATCGGTTTGGTAGCAGCCATTGACGGACAGATCCCGACACTGATTGTTACAGCAGGCTCTGATATTACGGCTGATATTGCCTCTGCTTTGAATGAGAAGGCGATCGCATTAAGCGCGATCGCGGTGTACACTCAGCCGGGCGTTAGCGCTACCGCAGCGATCCCATTATTAGATTCTGCTAACGCCGCTGCGGTATTCCCTATCCGCACTAGCGATCGCGGTGGTGAAAGTGCGGGCGTTCACTTTGTCGCAGCCGTGGCATTATTGGACTATTGGGAGAGTCCAGACGGGGAAACACTAAAAGAGTCCGCTGTTGCCCTAAATCTCATCGACTCAGCACTGTTGAAAGCTAAGGGAGTGACTTGGGGGAGTGACCGGATCACGTCCTCTATTATGACGAATGGGCTACCTTTTAATGTTGCCAGACTAAAAGCAAAAGCTCAATTTTTGGCTAACAAAGTTGCCTATAACTGGCAACAGAAACCGTTCGATTTAGTGCATATAGAGGGCATAGCTCAGGCGATCCGGATCGCTTTAAACCGCGAACCGGATGCCTCACTACTACCTTATAGCGTTGTTAATTTCAATGTTGAAAAGTCGGACACAGCAGCGCGATCGCTTGTTTATGATGTTATGCTAGAGGGTGATAATCAGGGCGATCGCATTGCAGAAATAACGATATTTGTGGATTAAATTTATGCTCAAAGTTGCGTTTGTTGATGACAATGGGGTTATTCTGGTTAACGGTGAAGTGAAGACGATCGAACTGCCAGAATTTACTAGGAATTACGACACAGACATGGTAGTCGGGACTGACTTTACAAAACCAGAACCTCGATCGATTCAGGCGGCAGAATTAACCATGTCATTGAAGGATCACAAAAGGAATCCTGCTTTTTTAAAGTTTGTTGAGAAGGCATTTAATACGAAGTTAATCGTAACTTTAATGATCCTAAATGTCGATATGACATCGCCTACTGTGGCGACTAGCGATGGTGAATTTTACTCAGGTTACGTTAGCAGACCAGGTCGTACCGTCAGCCCAGACAAGGCTGATGATGGCACTATAAAACTACAAGTGACCGACGCTTGGCGAACAGAGAATGGTGTTGTTGTTTGGCGACTACCAACCGGGTCGTCAGATACAATAGGAGTCGAATTAGTTTATGGTTAATCCCCGCTATTCCCAGTGTTGGGAATAGTAAAACAAAACCCGATCGCGCGATCGGGTTTTAAATTGCATTTTAGTTTTCGTTGCGGGCGATCTCAAGTATTAAAGCACTCAGCAAATTGTCGATCTCATCCGCATCTTCTATGCTATGAAATCGAGCCTCTAACCTGTCGATCGCACTCTGTAATTTTGATGTGACATTACCCTGCGAGAATAAAGTGTATACAACTTCAGCCCTATCTATTGGGGTAAATGGCTTATTCGGATTGGCGACAGCAGCCGCGATAAAATAGTCAGGATTAATCAGACAATCCTCTACCCAAATCTTGAACAAAGTGATAAACCAAGAAATACGGGTGATCGAGCCGTTGCCCTTCTCAAAATCAGTAATCGCTTTATTTAGCTCAGGGCTTGTGTAATCGGTTAAACTTATCATAATTCTCCGGTTGTTTGTTGTTGTTATAGTATAGCATAGGAATAACACAATCGGAGAAAAAAATAAATGAGTTTTGAAGGATCGGAAATCGTGTATCCACCGCTACCTTGCGTTACCAGAAACTGTATCCTCTGTGGCTTTATGTTTTCAAACAACGACAGCCGGACAGATTATTGGGATTGGTGCGATGAGTGCTTTCTGAATGCACCGTTAACTGTACGGCACAAAGCCTGCACGGCTGAAGAGTTAGCAGCGAGTCTAGCTCTGCAAAAGAAGACAAGGGAAGCGCTAAAACAGCGGGCGATCGACAAAAAAAGCCGAGCCTCAGACACTAAGTCGAAAAGTAAAAAGAAAGAAGACGACGATCTTGATATGGACTTAATATATAACCAATATTAGGCTAAAATGTCAGGGAACCTTAGCGCGATCGCATTATGTCACTTGCTAGCCTAAAACTCCCAAAGGGTGCATTAATTCTCAACTACGATAAACCAGGGCAACACTATTTTGACTATGAATTAGCCCCGCGAGATGTATTATCAAAACTCGCTTTTTTAGGTGCTGTTTCAACTATTGAAATAAACGGGGAAACATTGCCTACAACGGCGGACAATTTACAGCGCGCGGGTATTGGTAGAAAATCATTAGGCGACGGGGTAGAGATGACCGGGTTAATGGGATGCGTCCTGCTCTGCGAGGGCGATCGGTTTAAAATATTAGATAACTCATTAGACGTTGTAAATTCTCAGCACTTCACTTTTGATAAAATAGATATCACTTTTGGAAACAGCGACAATGATATTTTCCAGAATACTTTATGGGCAAAAAATGTAGAAGAGACCGGGCGCTTGCTAGCTCACGTCAAAGATATTACCAGTTACTGCCAAATTAACGGACAGCCTGTCTTGAATAAACATTTTGAGCTACCAGTTACCGATGGCGGGATAGGCTGGCTATTGGCTGCAATTTTGCTTAAGGTAAGCATTAATCAGGGAAAGTTCGAGTTATCGATCCCAGAACCATTATTATCCTCTCCAAATGGTGCGGATACGATTTCTTAGCGCAAATATCCCCGTTACCTCGGAAGACTCAAGAATTATTTATACTTGAGGCGATCGCACTAATGGAAGAGGAAGCAAACGAATTAAGAAGACGGCAGAAATAATTCCCAATATTGGGATTAATTAATGGGCGTAATAAAGCTCGGAGTGCAGGCGGATTTAACCGATAACGTAACACCCGGATTACAAAAATTAGCAAGTTCGGGCGCGGATGAATTAAAACGGATTAGCGAAGCTCAAAGGGCAATGAATGAGGTCGTAGGGGGCGCACAGACCTACATTACAGCGCCGTTAGTTGCGCTTGGTGCTGTGGCGTTTGATGCGGCGACCGAGTTTGAAACAAGCATCACAAGTATCAATAAAATTCTCGATTTGACCCCCGACAAACTGGCAACAATGAAAGGGGAAATATTAGATTTATCTAATACTTTAAAAGTAGTTGATCCGAATAAAATCGCCGCGCTTGCTGCTGCTGCTGCACAATACGGGATAGCCTCTGATGAGGTTTTAAAATTTACAGAAACAGTCGGAAAAATGGCTTTTGCGTTTGATTTGCCAGCCGATGAAGCCGGGGAAAGTGCGGCGAAAATCAGAAATATTTTCAAACTTTCGGTCGATGAAATGAACAATTTGGGAGGGACGATAAATGAGTTGTCAAACAATATGGCAGCCAGCGCAAAAGAAATAACTAAAGTGTTGCCGCGTGTTTCTGGTTTAGCGGCACAAGCCGGGTTAACCTATCGAGAAACCGCAGCTTTGTCCGGCGCTATTCTTTCACTGGGAATTGTACCCGCTAAAGCAGGCACGGCGATTAATTTTCTAGTTGGATCAATGAGCGCTGCAACTGTTGGATCGGCGCGATTTAAACGCGGGATCGCAATGGTAGGTTATTCTGCTAGAGAGATGGAGGAAGATGTCAGGTCGCGCGGGTCTGCGGCTATTACTGATTTTCTAACTAAGATTAACTCACTAGACGCTGCTACCCGATCGCGCGCTATTGCCTTAATAGGTGGTAGGGAATACTCAGACGATTTAGGGATGATGTCGAGTAATGTTGCCTTGTTACAACGCGCTCTAAATTTTGCAAATGATGAACAGGCAACAGCTACATCATTGCAGCGTGAATTTGACATCCAAACAAATACTACAGCCTCGGAAGTCGCACGGATGGGCGTTAGTATGAATAAGTTGGCGATCGTGGTCGGTGATGCCTTGCTGCCACCAATTAACGCATTACTGGATAAGATGATCCCGCTAGTCCAAAAAACAGCGGACTGGGCTAAAGAAAACCCCAAAGTTGTTAAAGGGATCGTATACGTTGGGGCGGCGCTTGCTGCGATCGCCCCTACAGTCTTGTTTTTTTCAGCCATAACTGGCATTGTGACCGCTGCGGGTTTAGCTTTCTCTGTGTTTGGTGGCGGCGCTACAACAGCGCTTTTAGCGGTAGCTGCGGCGGGGGGGGG